CTCGATTCCTACCGGAAGCCTATTTTGAGGGCCTCCTACCCGAAAGAAGGTGACAATTTGGCGAAGATGAGCAGAGAAACCCGACTGAAGAAGGAAATAGAGCGACTTGCTGAAGTTTACGCGGATATGCCGCCGGATGAACTGAGGGTAGTCCAGGGCCTTATTGTGCAGGCTGCAAGGTTGCGCGTGATGCTGGATGATATGTGGGATGACATACAGGAGAAGGGCGATGTGGAGCTGTTCAGCCAGTCGCCGAACACGGAACCGTATGAGAGATTGAGGCCTGTGGCGCAGTTGTTCAATTCCAGGGACAAAGCCTATCAGACCATCATCAAGCAGTTGGCTGACCGCCTGCCCGCGAATAAGCCCAACTCATCCGCGACTGAGGAAATCATGAAGTTTGTGACGGGTGAGCGATGAGTGAATTATCCAAAGAAATACCTGGATGAGATTCGGGCAGGGCGGATTGTTGCGTGTAAGAAGATCCGCGCGGTGTATGAGCGCGAGTGTTCGTGGATGGACGATCCCGGCTTCAAGTATCGGTTCGATGAAACCGTTGGGAGCCGTCCGATAGAGTTCATTGAGGACTTCTGCTGTCACTCAAAGGGCAAGTGGGCGCGGAAACCGGTCAGGCTGGAGCTGTTTCAAAAGGCAAAGATTCAACTGGCGTTTGGATGGCTGGACCGCGAAACGGGATTCAGGCGATTTCGTGAGGTCGTGGACGTGCGTGGCCGGAAGAACGGCAAATCAACCGAAACCGCCGCCGTCGAATTGTTCATGCTTGTGGGTGACAGGGAATCCGGCGCGGATGTGTTCGCCTGTGCCAATAAGCTGGATCAGAGCAAGCTGATCTTTGACGAAGCGGTGAACATGCGGTCACAGTCTGAGGCGCTGAGGAACATCACCAGGAAAAGACAATGGGATATCTACTTCCCGGCGACCTTCTCCACGCTGAAACCGCTGGCGGCTGACACAAAGACGATGGACGGCCTCAACGCGCACTTCTTTTCTCTGGATGAGTTTCACGAGGCCAGCAACTCAAAAATCTATGATGTGATGGTCCAAAGTCAGAGTTCCCGGCAACAGCCGATGGCGTGGCTGATCTCCACCAACGGCTTTGTGCGTGAAGCGTTTTTTGACGATAAGTACAATTATGCCGCTTCGGTCGCGCTGTGGGAACCCGGCTTTGACGATTACCGCTTGCTGCCACTCCTATATGAACTGGATTCCCGTGAGGAATTCGCTGACCCGAAGTGCTGGATCAAGGCCAATCCGGGTTTACACACAATCAAAAGTGCGGAAACCCTGGCTGATAACGTGGACAAGGCTAAGCGCGATCCGAAGTTCCTGCCGACGATCCTCACAAAAGATTTTGACTTGCCCGAAAACACCGCAACGGCATGGCTTGATTTTGCATCTGCGGTGAACGAAACCGTCGCACCGATGGAATACCTTGAACACAGTTACGCAGTTGGCGGATGCGACCTTTCGAGCGTCAGGGATCTCACGGCCGCAACTTTGCTCATCCGCAAACCGGGCGATCCGAACTTCTATGTTCTGCAACAGTGCTTCCTTCCACGTACCCGTGTGGAAACGCTGGAGCAGACGAACATCAGGGAGGCTCCCTACAAACTGTGGGCGGAGCAGGGCTGGCTGACGCTGTGCGACGGCGCGACGGTTGATTACCGGGCCGTGACGCAGTGGTTTGTGGACATGGTGCAGAAGCACGATGTGAGGCCCTTGTTTTTAGGGTATGACCGTGCGCTGGCCGGCTATTGGGCGGAAGAAATGGTCCAGGCCGGGTTTGACATTGAGAAAATCCCACAGGGAGCCAGGACCTGGACATATCCCTTTAAGCAACTGGCAGGGCTGTTTGAGGAACACCGGATCATCTATCAAAACTCACCATTGCTTCGGTGGGCGGTCTTGAATACTGGAGTGAAGTCGCTGAATGCTGACGGCATCCAAAGCGTCCAGCCTGTGAAAACGAGCGAATCAAGACGAATTGACCCGCTTGTGAGTTTGCTCAATGCCTATACCTGTTATCTGAATCATGAAGAAGATTTCCTGCGCTACTGTCGAATAAAGGAGTGAAGAAAATTAAGATGAACTTTCGAGGGGCCATCGCTACCTTGTTCGGCGGGAAGAAGGACCGGACCGGAACGACCTGGCGCGAGATCGGGACATACAGCAGCCATTTTTACCCGTACAGCGGCAACGTGTACGACAATGCCGTGGCGCGGACCTGCATCCACACATTGGCTGAACATACCAGCAAAGCGAACGCGGTCGCCCGGCAGGACCCGGCGCTGGAGAAGCTGCTGCGGGTGCGCCCCAACGTGTACATGAACGGCAAAGACTTCCTGTATAAGTGTCGGACGCTGTATGAAGTCAACAATGTGGTTTTCGTGTACCTGAACCGGGACGACCGGGGAAAGGTGATTTCGCTCTACCCGATCCCGCATTGTCCGGCTGAGGCGCTGGAGGTCAGTGGGAAGCTGTATATCAGGTTCACGTTCGCGGACAGCACCAAACTGACGGCATCCTGGGACGACCTACTTAGGGTGCCGAAGCATTTTAACAAGTCGGACATATTCGGTGACACGAATGATGCGCTGACAACTGATTTAGATTTGTTGTCTACCACAGGGCAGGGCATGGCCAACGCCATCAAGTCAACGGCGAATCTGAGGGGCATTCTGAAATCCACAAAGGCGATGCTCACGGACGATGACGTGAAGAAGCAAAAAGACCGCTTTGTGAGCGACTATCTATCGTTGGAGAACAAGAGCGGCATTGCGATGCTTGATTCCACGGTGGACTTTAAGGCTGTGGATGTCAAACCGGAGATCGCTACCTATGAGCATGTCGGTCAACTGCGGGACAACATCTATCGGTATTACGGTGTCTCAGAGGAAGCGATTCAGGGCAAGCTGTTCGGGGACGCGTGGGAGGCGTTCTATGATTCAGCGATTGAACCCTTTTTGATCGCGTTGGGGTTGGAACTGACTTTCAAGGTGTACACAGACAGGCAGAGGGGCTTTGGAAACGAGGTCCTTTTTGAAAGCTCCCGGATGCAGTACATGAGCATGACGGACAAACTCAAACTTGTACAGCTTGTGGACAGGATGACCCTCCTCCCCAACGAACTCAGAGCCATTATGAACCTGCCGCCTGTGCCGTGGGGCGATGAACCGCTTTATTGGCAGAACCCGAAGATCAATGAAGGTCAGGAAGAGCCGAAGGAGGAAAGTGATGATAAGCAAGGATAGGCAGTACCGGGCGTTTGACATACAGGCCGATGGTGGCGGCAAAATTGAAGGATACGCCGCTGTTTTTGAGCAACCGACCGTCCTGTATGAATCAGACGGCATCCAGTACAAAGAGGTCATATCACGCGGGGCATTTGATAATGCCGAAATGTCCGATGTTGTTCTGAATGTCGGGCATCAAGGCAAGCCGGCCGCCCGGACGAAGAACGGCACGCTGGAATTGAAAACCGATGATTACGGTCTGCATTTCCGGGCAGACCCGAACCGCACCAGTTACGGGCGGGCGGTCAAAGAAGATGTGGACGCTGGCTTGCTGGACAAGGCGAGTTTCGCGTTTACAGTCGCCGAAGAGGTGTATGACAGGGCGGCGCACACAAGGCGTATCAACGCGATCAAGCGCGTATACGATTGCGCCCTTGTGGATTTTCCTGCATACGAGGGCACCTATGTGATGGCGCGGTCATTCTTTGAGGTGGAGGCCGAAAAGGAACGTGCGGAGGCACGGAACGCGCTGGAACTGGCACTGGCACGATACAAATACACAGAGGTGAGTTGAATGAATCTGGATGAAATGAACCTCCAACAGGTGGAGGAAAGGCTGGCCGCGCTTGATGAGGAAGTGCGGTCTTTTTCTAAGGCGGATGACGTGGACAAGGCCGCAGAAGAAAAGAAGGGTCTGCTGATCCGTAAATCCGAACTGAAAGACCTGGAGGCGCGGAAGAAAACCGCGCTTGAACTGAATCAGGGTGTAAAGCCCGAAAAGAAGATTGAGGAAAGAAAGGTTGAAAAACCCGTGAGCGAACATATCGGAAACATGACCCGCGAGGAAATGCTCGCGCTGCCCGAATACCGTACCGGCTGGGTGAAGAACCTGATGGCAAAGCCCATGAACGACGTGGAAAAGCGCGTCTGGGATCTGCTGACCCTTCAGAGTGCTGCCGCTGCCGTACCCACCATCATCGCTGACGAGATCGTGGACAACATGTTCAAGGTCGCGCCGATGCTGCCAGAGATCACCCTGTTCAGGGTGCCCGGCCTGCTGCGCCTGATGGTGGAAGGCAACCGCGCCAACGCCGCGCTGCACCAGGAGAACGCCCCGATCTTTGCGGCCGCAGATACTCTGACCCCCGTGACGCTGTCCCAGTTCGAGTTCGCCAAAGTGCAGCAGGTCTCCGCGACCATCCGCAGCACGGCCGTCCCGGCGTTTGAGGCGTGGCTGGTCAAGGCCCTGGCCGAGGACATCGCCGAGCAGCTGGAGAACGAAATCATCCTGGGCACCAACGTCACCGGCGGCATCGACAACGTGGTCGGCGCTTGGACGGACAACGTGGACGGCATCGACTACGGCGCGGGTCTGGTCTACGACGACATCGTCGACCTGATCGCCCTGCTCCCGGCGCGGCATGACAAGAACGCCAAGTTCCTCATGAACAAGGCGATGTTCTACAACCAGTTCGCCAAAGTACTGGACGCGAACGGTTTCCCGATCGTGGCCAAGGAATTCTCCAGCCCGATTCCCTACCGCGTGCTGGGATTCCCGGTCATTATCAGCGACAGCGTCGGCGCGGGCGATGCGTACTTCGGCAACTTCAAACGCCTGTACGGCAACATGAGCCAGGACATCAACGTCAAGGCATCCGAGGAGGCGGGCTTCCAGTCCAACTCCATCATCTACCGCGGCTCGGTCATCTTCGACTGCGACCATCCGGACGCAACCGCATGGCGGAAACTGTTCACCTGATAACCACGGCCTGACCTGAAACGGGGAGGGGTCAAACCCTCCCCTGACAATTTGGAGGAATAACAATGGGACTTGCAGGATATGACCCTACCAGAGGGCAATGGATCAAAAGCGCTGGTGACAATCGGGTTGATCGCGCCTTCATTGCTCACTATCAAATCGCCGCGGCTGATGCTGATGCGGCTGCCGTAGATCACGTGCTGGCCGCCACTGCACTGACCGGAGCCGCGCAGTCGTTTGACGCAGACGACTTTGACGCTCAGCCGTCCACGCCGCGTGTATGCAGTATCACCTGTGACACGGCGGGGTGTCTGGGCGACGTGGTGATTACCGGCCTTGATGTGGCAGGCGCGGCCCTGACCGACACCGTCGCGCTTAATGGCGCAGCCACTGTGTCCGGTGATGAAGCGTTCGCCAGTATTTCCGGCATTACTTTGCCGGCGGCACGTTACCAATCCGGCGGTATCGAAGTCACGGCAGGCGCGACCGCAACCGCCAACATGACCATTACTGTGACTGCGGGCGTCCTGGATGGCGACGCTGAAGTGCTGACCGTCGCCGCGACTGATGGCGACAGCGCGGAGGATGTGGCAGAGAGCATCGTTGCCGCGGCTAACCTTAACGCCGACATTTCCGGCGACTTCACCTTCACCGCGGACGGCGCGAACGTCATCATGACTGCCAAAGCTTATGCCGCGCAGGACGCCACCTACAACATCGCCTTCAGCGGCGATGGCGCGAACGGCACCGGCGTGACCCTGGGCGCATACGCTGGCATTGTCGCTGGCAATCCGGCCGGAAGTGTGTCTGTTGGAATCACGGATGATGTGGGACTGCCGCACTGCCTGCCGTATAACACGGTATTGGCTATCTACAACAATTCAACGGCGACCACTGTGGCATCCAGCGCATTCCACGCGACGGAGGTCAGCGGGAACTATGTCAATCCGACCGCTGCGCTTAACGGTTCACAAATCGACGTCTACTACATGGTATAAGGAGGGCGTATGGCGGTCGGAGTAAGTTATCTCGCTAAGATCAAGCGGGCGGTACGGACCGTTTCGACCGCCTCTGACATCTCCACGGAACTGACTGATCTGATCGAGGAATGCCGGGCCGACCTGATTCGGCTCGGCGTCCTCTCCACCAAAGCAAACGATGAAACCGACGTGCTGATCCTGGGCGCGGTGCGGTCGTTCGTGCGTTGGAAGTTCGCCCAGGACGAAAAGGAAGCCGTCTGGAACCAACAAGATTACCTGGTCCAGCGCGATGAACTCAGGCGCAACCGGGATTATGTGTATGTGGCTATCACGTTCACGGTCAAGACAAGCGGGGCTGTGGCGATACCGGACGCGCTCATTACATTCAACGGTGAAAGCAAGTACACGGATTCAACCGGGACGGCGATCTTCTACTATGTCAGCGCCGGACAGAATCAGGTGTACACGATCAGCGCCGATGGATATACCACGGTGTCTGCGTACCTTGATGTGAGCGCGACAGCAACAGTGGCGGTGACGCTGACATGAGAATGGATGAATCGCTGGTGCTGGTCGATACCGTCACGACTGTCAACTCTGTGGGAATGCCCGTATTGTCTGAAACCAAAACAACGGTGTGGGCGGACAAACTGAGCGCAAAACGTTCTGAACATTACGCAGCCAACTCCGCCGGCATCCGCGTGGATATGGTGTTTTCTGTCAATGCGGACGATTACACCGGACAGACCGAGGTCGAGTGGAACAGCACAAAATACAGCGTTGTCAGGTCATACGCTGTCGGTAGGGGCCGTGTGGAACTGACCTGTGCGTTGAGGTGATATGAGATGGATATACGCTCAACGATTGTGACGGCGCTCTCCGGTGTGGGGGCGTCTGTTTACTGGATGAAGTGGGCCGGGGATGGTTCACCGCCCGCCACCTACATTACTTTTCAGACCGTGAACCGGCCGGACTTCTACACAGATGATGCTCTCGAAGAACGGGAGCATTTCGTTTATATCGATATCTTCAGTGAAACAGACCCGTACACCGTGGCCGCGTCTGTCAGAACCAAAATGGCCACAGCTGGATTTACAGAGGTCGAGATGCGTGATGTGGGCCAGGAAACGATGAGCGTCACCGAACTCAAGGATTATCACGTTTCTTTCACATTCAGTTATCTGGAGGCGGTCTGATGGGTTTGGGATTAAGTGGTCAGGATGTGTTCCTGCGCGACCTGGAAAACATGATGCCGACCGACATGGAAGTGGATAGTGCGCTGACGGCCGGGGCCGAACCAATTAAAGAAGAAATGGTCAGGATCGCGCCGGTTGGAGCGACCGGGAACCTTCAAAAAGCCATCAAGGTTGGCGGTGTGCGGAACAGCAAGCGAGGCCGGACCATCACCGTGGGGATTCATCGGCGCGACATCGACCTGTCTGACAAAAACGGAGAATACTACCCGGCCTATGTCGAGTACGGCCACGGCGGGCCGCATCGGGCAGATCCGCACCCGTACATCCGCCCGGCTTATGACCTTAAAAAAGACGAAGCCTGGACCATTGTCAAGCAGGCCGTCATCGATCAAATGGAACAGAAAGGACTGTAAAACATGGCAACAAGTTCAAGGATCGGCCTGCGCGATGTGGTTATCGGCTGGCTGGATGACGATACCGATACCTCAGCCGTCGCCGCAACATACACACTGGAGGCAACTTCCACACTGGAGGCCATCGACGCGCAGATTTCCCGCGGCACGGCAGACCCGAACGTGCAGTACGCCGACGATATCGAATCAGACGTGCTGTACCCCGATCCGGAAATCACCATTTCCCTTGAGGTCAAGGAAGTGCCGATTGAGCTGCAAAAGCTCCTGATGGGACAGGCAACAGCGGTGGACGCCAACGGTGCCTACAAGTACCTGTCAGGGTCTACTCCGCCCTACTTTGCGCTGGGCTTTAAGTCCAAAAAGAGGAGCGGTGCTGACCGTTATGTCTGGTACTACAAATGCCGGGTCAAACCGCTGGATGAAACATTCCACACAAAGGAAAAAGACATTACCCGGCAGCAGGACAAACTGGAGATCACGGCGATCAAGCGCACATACGACAAGTACGTCAGCGTCAAGGTGGATTCTGACGCCGCCGGAGCGCCCAATGCGGCGACGTTCTTCGGCACCGTCTACGAAGCGACGTTCGCGTAAGGAGGAGAAAGAATGGCAACAACTTATTCAAGGGTCGGCCTGCGCGACGTGGTTTTCTGGAAACTCACAACCGATACGACCGCGTCCCTGGTGTATGACGTGGGCGGAGCGGAATCCGTAACCGTTGACGCAATCGACGTGCAGATCACCCACGATAACACGGACCCTAACGTCCTGTATGCAGATGACATTGAGGATGATGTGCTGTATGAGGACACGGAACTGACCGTCAAGTTGGAGGTAAAGGATCTGCCGTTGGCGCTTCAGGCAAAACTACTGGGTAATCTGGTAGGCAACAAAAACGAAATCGTGGAAGTGGCCGGAACGACACCGCCCTATTACGCGATGGGATTCAAGTCTGAAAAGCGTGACGGAAATGACCGCTATGTGTGGCTGCTGAAAGGCCGCGCACAGCCGTTGGACGAGCAATACCACACGAAGGAAAAGAGTACGTCCAGGCAGAACGACACCATCAATTTCAAGTTCATCAAGCGCACCAATGACAGCGCGTTCAAGTACATCCTGGACAGCGAGGATATCCCCGCGCTGAAAGACCCGGATAGCTTCTTCACATCCGTGTACAGCGGGACCCTGACTGATCTGTAACAATCGGGGAGGGGCAACCCTCCCCCTTTTCTGAAGGAGGGGATATGTTCAAAGTTGAACTGAACGGCAAGAAATACACGGTTGAGAAAGTCACAGCCAAAACGCTCCGGGATATCAGCGGGGCGCAGGATGTGTTTAAGCGTTGGACGAAAGACCCTGAATCCGTGGACATGAAGAAGGACATGGACGCGCTGGTTGGCTGGTTCTGCACGCTGTGTGGGAATCAGTTCACCCCGGATGAAGTATACGACAACTACCCCGCTGACCGCATCATCACCGATATTGGTTTGGCGCTGGCGGCAGTTAATTCGCAAGTGACGGAAGCATTGAAAGAGTTCCCGACCGGGGACAGTAAAAAAAAAGTACAATCTCAGACCTGGTATGGCAGGTTTATTGGGCGTTTCTCGAAAAAGGACGCCTCCCGGATGAAATAGATTCGATGAATATACTGGCTTATTTCAAGGCGCTGGCGTGGAAAACGGCCCAGGACCCTGTTGAAGATGGATTTATAGATGAGGTGTTGTAATGGCTGAAACCACGCGTGAAATGGTCGTCCGGCTGACGATGGACGCGGGCGGGTTCAAGAAAACTGCCGATGAAATCAAGAAGCAGATCAGGAACATCGACAGCGAAATAAAGAACATGGGCGCTGGCGATGACAAGAAATCAAAGCTGGAAGAAAAGCTGACATTGCAGGAAAGGGCAGTTGATAGTCTCAAACAGGCTGTGGACAAGGCAAAGACTTCACTGAACGAGGCCAGCGAAGGCGCGGATAAACTGGCAAAGGCGCGGAGCCTTGCCGGTCTGGAATCACAGCTTGAATCGGCACAATTAAAGGCTGCTGCACTTGCTCGTGAATTGTCTGCGGCAAATTATCTCAAGTTTGGGAAACTTGTCACCAACTTCGGTGCGGCAATGGTGAGAATGGGGCGCTCTTTCACGTTGTATGTCGGCGGGCCGTTGGCTATGCTGGGCGGGAAGGCATACAAGACTGCGCTGAATTATGAATCTGCTTTGACTGACCTTGCCGTTGCTGCTGAAAAGCCTGTGGAAGAAATGGGGGCACTTGATGAACAGATCAAGTTGCTGACTGAAAGAATACCAAAGAGTTACGTTGAAATCTCTACCTTGATGGCGACACTGGCCCGCGCCGGCGTTGCCGAAAAGGACCTGACAAAAGTGATTGAGATTATGGCGCAGCTTGAGGCGACCACCGACGTGAGCGCAGAGGAAAGCGCTGCATCCCTGATTAAGTTCATGAACAATACGGATATGACCGCCGATCAGATGGATGAATTGGCGTCTGTCCTATTTGAATTGGGACGTGCGTCCGTTGCGACCGGCTCTGAAATCTTTGGCATGGCTGAAAACATGGCCGCGACGGGCGGTCTCGCCGGGTTCACGGCAAAGGATATTCTTGCGCTTGCAACTGCATTTTCTTCAATGGGTATCGATGCAGAGGCCGGCGGCACGTCTGCTTCCAAACTGATGAAGCGGATGCAGTTGGCCGCCGAAACCGGGAAAGACGTTGAAGATTATACGAAGGTCATGGGGATCTCTGCGGAACAATTTACGGCTGCGTGGAGTGGGAACCCGGCCAAAACCATGCTCAACTTTTTTGAATCACTTTCAAGGGGCGGGGTCGATAAAAGCGTACTGGCAAACCTTGAGGAAATGGGTCTGACTGAAATCAGGCTGTCCAGGCTGATTGCCGCTGCCGCCGCAAATCCGGAGTTTTTTCAGGACATGATGGCCGTCGCAGACAAGGCGTTCAAGGACACAACCGGGATTGTCAATGCAACAGCCGACGTATATGACACGGCGCAATCGAAGCAAGACATCGCGATGAACAAGATTGAGAACGCATCGGCCGATGTTGGTGAGAATGTTGCCGATATTGTTCAGCCTATTATTGAGAAAATCAGCGAACTGGTCGGAAAGTTCTCCGAATTGGACGAAGAAACACAGACCCGCTGGGTGAAGATTGCCGGTGGTTTGATTTTGTTTGGTCCGGCTGCGGTCGGCGTTGGCAATGTGGCAAAGGGTATCGGAACACTGATGACCCATATTGGCAAAGTCAAGGCGGGTGACGCGGTGGGATTCTTCGGTGCGCTGACAAAGTTTATTACTTCACCTGTTGGAATGTTTCTCGTTGCTGCCGGTGGCATTACTGCGCTTGCCATTGCGATAAGCGACATTAAATCGCCATCAGAACAAATTGTGGCGAACTTAAAGAATATCAAGATTGACTATAACAAAGAAAGCTATGACAGAACCGTAGAAGCAATAGGGGTTCTTCAGGCATATTCTGATGCACTTTCCGGCGAAGTTGGTGAACACTATAAGAACATGTCGTCTGCTGTCAAAGAAGGATATGGAACAGATGAGATGTACGGAAAATCGTTAGGGTATGAGGCTGCATTTACACAAGACCAGATTACAAAGACCGCTGGAAAGTACGAGGCAAAATACGACGAAATAAACAAAAAGATCATAGATTCAAAAGATAAATCAGAAAAAGATAGGCTTTTTGCAGAGCGCGAAACATTGAAAGGACAATGGGACGCGGAAGTGGCCGCAGCAAAAGCCAATTACATGACGCAAGTGTCCGCGTTAGTAAGCGGCATGATGGCCGCTCAACCGGAAGCAAAAGCCGTACTCGAAGAAGCTGCAAAAAGCTATGACCTGCTTGTGGCTTTAAGCAATGCTTATGATTTTGCCAACGATAGCACAGATGTTGCTGCAATTCAAAAACGTTGGGCCGAAATCTTTACACCTGACATTATCGACAAATACTTTCCTGACGCCGGAGAAATCCTTCCAGGCCGAGAAGCAGAGAGCCTAATGGAAAAACTAATAGCTCAGATGAACACTGCATTGACTTCTATCGGCGGAGAGGAATCTTTGGCTTATCAACTTTGGCAATCGATTTTGGGCGATCCGCTGACTGCCGACCTGTTTGACCAAACACAGACGCATGGCGTGTTAGATGGCATCATTGAGCTAATGGACTGGAAAAACGCCGGCGAACAGGCCGGGATGAACTTCGTGGATGCGTTGACGCCTGGGCTAAATGACGCAATCACCGAGAGCATCCCGGACGTTTCCGGTGCGATGAACTCAATGCAGAATCAGCTTGTTTCACAGGCGGCACAGATGGGCCGGGCTGTGGCGGCGGCGTTTAACGGGAATCTGAACTTCAGTATGCCAAACGTATCGGGCGGCAGCGTCAATGTGAATGTGAACAGCCCGACCAATGGCACCGGAATCTATCAGATCCGGCGCGAACTGAACAACGCCAATAATCGGACACGGAGGGGGTACGGAGCGGGATGAGTTGGTTTGAGTTTAACGGCACCCTCAGCACGTCAATGGGCGTGGTCGTGCAGGAATACCCTCCGATCGTCCGAGCGCGTCAAAGAATTGAAACGATTATGGTGCCGGGACGCAGCGGTGAACTGACTTTATCGACCGGGCCAGCCGTGTACGAGTCAATGCTGCGCGAGTGCAAGTGCTATGTAAAACCCGGCGCTGATTTACAGGCGATTGCGAACTGGCTGACCGGACGCGGCGACCTGATATTCGGCAATGAACCGGATTATGCGTATGAGGCGCAGGTGGTCGAGGAAATCAGCATGGACCGGATCATGCGCGGGAGGGAGCATAAAGCCTTTTCCGTGCCGTTTCTGTGCCAGCCATTGAAGAAAAGGTCAAGCGGCGACACCGACATAACGCTGACTGCGGCGGGAAGCGCTTATAACCCTGGCCACGTCACGAGCCGGCCGAAAGTCACCGTAACCGGATCCGGGAATATCGTCCTGACGATGGGCGACACGGAAACCACTATCACCGGGCTGTCCTCCGCTGTGGTGATTGATTCTGACCTGGGCATGGCATTGAACACGGATGAGGACGAAAACTTGTCCAGCATCATATCGGGCGAATGGCCGGAACTTGAACCGGGGGCAAACGCGGTGAGCTGGACCGGGACCGTGACTTCCGTTGAAATCATTCCCAGGTGGCGGTGGCTATGATTATGATTTATGAAAGAGGTTATGAGGACTTTTCCACAATGGGGTTGGGAAAGCTCCTTCCGACCTCCTGTGTTATTCATGAGGAGCAGGGCGGGGCATACGAGCTTGAGCTTGAACACCCGATGGACGAGGATGGCAGGTATGCCCTGATCGTTCCCGGAAACGTCCTGAAAGTCCCGGCACCGGCTCGTACGACCCCGCTTGTAACGGCTGGCGGGCTTGCCGACCGGGAAATCTATACCGCAAACGAAGCTGTCAATCTGTACAGCATGGCTACGACCAGCATGGGGTCCACCATCTCAAGCACAACGCCGACGTTTGACCCGACCAGTATCAAGCCGGAAGTGGTGAGAGTTAGAGGCTATACAGATTCAGGCGGAAGCACCGTGACAAAGTGGGTCCCGAATGGAAACCGCATTGTTGGGACAGCGGCAACAGGCGCTGAACTGATCGCCATTGATAAAACAGACCCGAACTATTACCTGGTTGCGACGCGAACCGGGAAATCCGGCTATGTGCAGACAAGTAAAATCACCTACTCAAAAACAGAGACACTTGAGGAGCAGACGATCCAGGCCGGAAAGACCAGGGAACAGTTGTTCAGGATTTACCGGATTGAAAAGGACACTGACAATTTATCCGTGAAAGCCTGGGCGCGGCACGTTTACTATGACCTGCTGGGGAACGTTCTGGTCAGTTGCGCGGTAGACGCTGATACGGTAGGGGATTCCCTGAGTGCAATGTCCTTGGCCTGTACGCAGACTGACCATGGATTTGTGTTTGCCACTGACGACACAACCACGACAATCACGGCTGACTGGAGCCGCAAGGGGATGGTCGAGGCGCAGTTGGACCCGGACGAGGGAATTGCGGCGCTGGCCAACTTGAGAGTGATTCGGGATAACTATGTTGTGTTCTTTGTCAAGCGGTCCACAACGGTCAGAGCTCCGATCACCTACGGCAGAACGCTCCTGGGCGTTCGCGTGGATATCAACGAGGACGCGGTAGTCAATCGCATCGTGCCGATCGGCAAGGCCGAAAACGGCGATCCGCTTCTGATCGATGCGGTGTATGTGGATTCACCCAACAATGATGATGCAACGCTGCTCCGGGCGAAAACCATCGAGTATGACGTGCAGGTGGGCGACGATTACCCGACCGAAGCGGACGCTAAAACAGAGCTGACAGCCCGTGCAAACGCTGACTTTGACGCCGGTATCGACCAGCCGGAAGTAACGGTCAACGTGGATTTCTTGCAAATGGGCGACACGGAAGAATACGCGCAGTACAAAGAACTTGACCGGTTATACCTGGGCGACCTGATCCGCGTGACCGACCTGGTGCATGGCGTGGATGTTGAAGCTGAAATCAATGAGTACGATTTCGACTGCCTGACAGAACACTATACATCCATTGTCATCGGCGTTACCGATTCGATGCGGCTGATCGGCTCGGTGTCGGGCTTTATGATCCCGGACAACGCCGTATCATCTACGAAGATCGTGGGCGGGGTTGGGAACGCTGATACGCTGGACGGTTATCACGCTGCTTATTTCGCCACGGCTGATCACAACCACGACAGCACATATCTAAAACTGACAGATGTATTGAGCAAGACCTATCCGGTCGGGTCGATCTACATGAGCAATTCCTCAACTTCACCCGCAACATTATTCGGCGGCACATGGTCGGCCATTTCCTCACCGCCTACCGGGGCATCGTACTGGTGGGAAAGAACGGCATAAGGAGTAAACATGAACTGGACTATTTCACAAACAGTTGATTTAGCAAACGGCTATACACCCATCGTCTGGCCCAACGCCCTGATGGTGTCGGGAGATGTAGGGGCGCACAGATGGGAAGTCACGGTGCTTGAAGATGGCGTTGTGGCAGACTTATCCGGCGCTTCTGTAACCGGGAACTTTTTACGCTCTGACGGAAACACGGTACAGGTAACAGGAAGTGTGTCCGGAAGTGTTGCATCCGTGACACTGACAGATGTATGCTATGCCGTGGAGGGCAAATTAGTGGGTTCGATGAAACTTGTCAAGGCTGGTATAACGATCACTCTTTGTGCCGTTATCTTTACGGTAAAACTTTTGACCTCAGGTGATGTAATTGATCCTGGGGTTGCCTATGCTGATTTCCAGATTGATGCAAGCCCTGCCGGAGTGTACGCTGACCTCGCGGCTTTGATTTCGGCTGACCCTGACCATGACAAAATCTACATCACTTTAGATGATGGGAACTGGTGCTACCACAACGGGAGCGCGTTTGTGGCGGGCGGGGTGTATCAAGCAATAAGACTTTCAGACGAGTACGAGGAGGCTATTGCAAAAGCACAGCGCATTCCGGAACTTATGCCCCCTATTGAAATGACA